GTTCTCCCAGGTTTTATTTAAGTGTGTAACACCTCACACTAAGGATTGGTTTTATACGGAACCACCCGGCTTTAAACTACAACCCGTAGTTCCACTGCCTTGATTATCCTTACCAAGTTCGGTGGAGTGTGTTTGTGATTGTACACTAGGTGTTGGTGTAGCGTTATTCGTACCGCTACTACGTCTCTGTTTCTTTTTACCGGAGACAGCCTTTTGTTTCATGCTCTCGAGCAATCTGCGTTCGTATGTCTCTTTAAGGGTCATACTTAACTCAGTGAGACGCTCAGTCTCATGGGTATAGCAGCAGCCAAAAGGCACCCAGCGTTTCACGGTTTTCTCCTGTTGAGTGAATCGTTGTATCGACCTTCTTTGTCTAGTACTACCACAGTTATCGATAAATTCTATAAGCGTTTTATAAGATACATAATTAGGCGAGAAGAAATTATTCTCTTCGGATCGTCCAGAATATGCAATCAACCAATCTGTATATGCTAACTCATCAACCATACTTTGGTATGTAGTGAAGTTAAGTTCTTCCAGTTTGGTGCTTGACTTATATAATTCTTGCTCGATTTTGGTATTTTCACCGCGCTTAACTGTAGTGTAGATTTCGATACGATGGAGTTTGCTATTCCATCTGACATTTTTGTCGTTAACCGCTAAGAATAGCGGACCAGTGGGCACACCCTCAGCCATTCCGTGCGCACAATTTGCGCGGAATCCAGGCCATAGGGCTTCAGTATGTGCCACAAAGTCTGGCATTCTCTCAACTTGATGCTTTTGGGAAACGGTAACATCAAAACCGTTTATATAATGTTTACCACAACTTTCACGATAAAGTCCTCTAATAAAGGATTTATCTAGATTGACGACGAAACCAAGTCGCGTCAGCAAGTCACTGCAAAAATGTGCAGCATGTTGCGGAACGATTATATCATCACCATAGGCACGGCAACCGTAGCCGTTTTTATAAATTCTTTTAGCTTCTTTAACTCCGAGTATAGAGCGAATGGACAAATAAGCCACTGCTCCGTATATTATCGTTTCAATGGGGAAGCATAACGCTGATCCCATCGGAGCATATTTTCTCTGCTCGAAGATAACACCGTTTATGCTAACGGTTGGTGTACGAAGTAATAGAAGCACCTTTTGCCACTCAGAAGGAAATAGTTTGGTTATATGCGACACGGATACGCGGTCTGATGCGTCCTTTAGATCCAGGGTAGAATATTCTCCCGTTACAGATCCAATGTAAGCAGCAAAGCGATTAGGGTCTTGAAACTCTAATGAGAGGCCTCGTAGCTCTAGATGTTCATATAGCTTATGTTTTATATATTGTTGAGCATAAGCCATGCTCGCAGGTTCCTCACAAATGACACGAGGACCGCGACTATCTTTCGGTACAAGAACCAGCTTCGCATGCTTTTCCTCTACTTCAGTCGTAGGGCATGCAGCGGCATATAAATCACTATATCTTCCGGCAAGTATTATTTCCCATAACCCGTCACTTGCAGGACGAGACCATCTTCTTGCATTAAATCTGGTTGGGGATTTAAGATCTGCGGCGGCACCTGCTGAATGCCCCCACAAACCATTCTCGTATGTGTTGTATTTGACAGGAACTAAGGTACCCGAGGAAAACTTATATATAAACTTTTCCCCTGTTTTCTTTGGTAGCTTAGGTAGGAAGAACGAAATAATACGCTTTAACGTGCGTATTTCGTTTGTCGTTAAATTTTGCACGATTCCTTCGTCTGTGATTACAGACTGATCAGTGGCTATGAATTTACGATATGCAATGTTTTTATCTTCCTCAGTGAATGGATATTCGAGTTTGTACCAATACAACGTTATCTGGCGTATAGCCTTGATAATCAGAGCTTGGAACTCATTCACCTTATCAATTATACGAGACCCGATGATATGCAACTCCTCGCCATTTTGACGAACGATACCGCCACCAGTGACGAGATGGCTAAATAGACTGAATAAGATATCATCACCCTCCAGCCTAGGAAAATCTGGGATGTATCCCAGGTTATAAGCTTTTTCTAGTGCTTTCCCGTATAGAGGGAGTGAGTTGCGTAGTTGGAGATCAGATAATGACGACAGCCATCCCCAGAGTTCGTTGAAGTCAACAAACCGTCCGCGTTTAGTTAATTTAACTTGTGCGACGCATATCGGGATCATGCGACGGGAATAGTTTCCTTTTTTCCTGGACTCTCTTTCTTCTTTAGTAAGAGGCCTAAAAGTAACAAAGTATTCTTTCTTATGAATACTTAACCTGGTTTTTCTCTTCGTGTCAGGTTTCATTATCTTAGTAAAATTGTTTATGCGCCCACACACGTGTGCGATTAATTCTCTGTAGAATTGCATAATATATCTCCTATATTTTATTTAATTTATTCAATAAGATTGATACTATTCGGTAGGTTTGCGAACAATATCTATATTTTGATTTAATTGATTCTCACCGTTTAGCAATGCGCTTATTACTGTGTCATCGAGTAAGAAAGCCGCAACGCGTACAAGCTGCTCCTTAATAATAGCAGGCTTGTTAGCATCTAATCTTGTTGGAATTTGAGACAGTTTGAACGTGAAGTTAATGTTCTCCACGGCATTTGCACCAACCTCATTAATATAAGGAACGGTTTTACGCCAATAGATGGTGGAAGTTCTTCTGCTTCCTGGTACATTAGAACCATCTTGAGTAATTTGCACTGTCTCAGGCGATGTGGCAACAACCGCCCGATTTGAGTAGCGGGTAGCTTTACCGCTGACCGCACAATCATTTTGTTCGTTAAATACGACATCGTTTTTACCTGTTTCTTTCAGGATTATAATATTTGCCATGTTATCTCCTTTATATATGGCGGCTACTGGAGTCTTTTGCCTCCATAAGCTTGTTTTTTTCTACGGTTTTTGGAATTTGATTTTCTTAGCTTCTTGCCAGAAACTTTCTTCGCCAGTTCCTTTTTCTTTTTTCTGCGCTCACGCTCAGACATAAAAGGGTTGTATGCTACGGCTAAGCCGTTAATCATATGGCGGAAAGAAAATTTATTCACCTTAATACCAGTTTGCCACGCGTCTCGACGTGCTTGTGCGTCAGAGACTAATGCAGAATAAAATTCTTTTGTTATTAACTTACGTTGATAGAATTGTAAATCACCGTATTGAGCTAAAGAGCCGAATCCGACCTTGGATTTAACTCGTTCGCAAAAGAACCCACCCTGGGAGTAGTGAAGTCCATAGTCTTCAATTATTTTGCACGAAACGCAACCTGAATCAAATTCATAGGGTAAGAATAAATCAGATTGCAACCAGTCCCCTATTTGAATAAAGTAGTCGACGAGCCAAGAAAAAGGGATACCTTCCCATAAACCAGCTATGACTGATTTAAAATCGTCAACTCCAAGAACTTTACTCATCCAAGTAAGCCCATCACATGGCTTAGCATAATATTTTAAGGTTATCTTTTGGACAAATTTGCCCTTCGCGTATGACTGATCAAAATGGCCTTTCTCATCGTAAGAGTATGGCCCGATCGAAGACGCAGATACGTAACCTTGTGTATCGGTGGATCCTAACGGGAATCCCTTAACCTCAGTCCTAAACCCAGAGCCGCCTACTGTTCTGTGAACAATAATAGGAATACGGCGTTCAGCGAGAATGTTCCACTTTTGTAGGAACTCAAACGAGTAAAATAAACGCTCGTATATCGCTGCCAAATCGCTGGATGTAGGTGAGGCACCAAAGTTGTGCCACAAAATCGCTGATGAGGCGAAATTGCCCTTATTTCCGGACGCTAAGAAATCATTTATAATCTTAGTTCCGTCTTTGACGAGAGAGAGTGCTTCTCTTAACTCAACAAGGAAAGCAATGACATTGAATTCATTGTGAAATAAGTCGTTAATAGAAGGTTGAACATTTCGAGCTGTCATTCCTATTCTCCCGATATCATATTCGATTGGGTAGGTAGACAAACTATTGTGCACAGGCGGGAAATACGCTGGTGAAGTTGGACCAAAAATGGCATCCGCGCGCTTCGTACCCCACGTTGACTCAGTTACAAGCTTTGGATCTGAGCGTGTAGCAATAGCCCATGAAGACGTATGTAAGCATCCCTTTATCTTATCAGGTTTGCTCGGCATCTTCAGGCTCGGCATCGAATTACCGTCGATGAGGTTATTTCGTTTAACCAACATCAAATCCCGACCGGTTGACTGGTCGTTATATACACCACAAATAAAGCGATTATACTGTGTATCATCTGAGTATGACACGTCAAGTATTTGACTCTTTCTGCGGTTCTTAGGAATTCGCGCTTCTTTGAAAGCTTTTGTATAACCACGTTTGTTATACTTAGGCCTTCGCATGGCTAGTTTTTCAGCCATAATGCCTCCTTTCTTTAGTGAGGTAAGGTGCTC